CCCGCTCCCCGCCACCTCTTCCTCCAATACATTCCCAACACCTACACCTCGGGCGGCGTCGTGTCCTACATGGGCGCGGGCATTCTAGGCCTCATCGCGGTCGCCATAACCTACGTCCTCACGACCCTCCTCAATGTCCTCGTCTAACACGAATAGACATACTTCCGCAGTCCGTATTCCCGCATGCACTTTTGCAGAAACATCTCGCAGTCCGGACACGGCTTTGAGTTTCTCACTTCCCCGCTTTTGTTCAGTCGCACAACTTCAAGCGTACATCCGCTCAGTTGTGAAATGTCTCCTAGACGCTTCACAACTGCACGTTCCGCATGCAAACTCTGGTCGGACCATCCCGATCCACGACACCTCGTTCCCAGCATGTTCCTTGCGACCGCAATGACCTTGCGCCTCCTCAGAATAGTCGCAACATGAAACTCGGTGTTATGAACCCGCATGTAGTCCATCTTTGCAACAAAAATCTCGGTAAACCGAATCCGTTTTCAATCAAGCGGACTATAAAGGTAATGGATCAATGGTTTTACCTTCGGCGTAGGTCAAAGGGGTGGACGCAAGACCCGCCTGCGTCCATCCACCCCCGAATCCTTTTCGGTCCAGGATGTTATTTGGACAAACCCGGATTCATTGAAAAATACAACATAAGTCACGTCATCAACTGTGCGTTCGACACAGACTGCCCCGAATCCTTTCGCAGAAAGAATCCAGACAAGTATGTGTGTCTCAACGCCGTCGACAGTCTTGAAGCCGACATTTTGAATTGGTATCCGATCTTTGAATCCACTCTCAACATGTTCCTACAAGACCCGCAGTGCAGGAACGTATACGTTCACTGCCAGTGCGGAATCAACAGGAGCGGCTTTCTTTCGGTGGCGTACGCTTGTAAGAAACTCAAGTTCCCGTATCATGACGTAGTCAAGAGCATAATGTTCCAACGACCGTGTGCGTTGACGAACCCCCACTATCGCTCCCAAGTCTACCATTTCTGCAAATAATACTTTCACGACACATGCTCGCAAACACATATGGACAACGTATTCCGAACGAAGAAATTCAGGGATGTTCCGGCGCGATCGAGAATGCATCCCGTCATTACGGGAACACTGGATTCTATCCATCAATCTATCGTGAATTCCCTGAAAGACGCGAATCACGAAGAACTCCAAGTCCGGCAGGGGGAAATACAGGAGCAAATATGTGGATTGGAAACGTCTCAGTCCATAGAAGATATTTTGGAGGTTTCAAAGCTTCAAGCCGAGTTGGACGCGATACTTTGTGCGACGAACGACGCGGTTCCGCTGGAATCCTACTACCTGAAGAACGCGGACATCATGATGAAATACTACGGGACGCAGGAAAAGTCGCACATCGTTTCTACTCCGGGAAACCACAACACGTTCTTGAAATACTTGCACGCCAGTCTTCCGTCTGAATCCGCCACTTCCAAGAAAGAACTGTTTGAATCCTACGCTTCTCGCATGAAGCTCAATACAGTTCAACCCGCCGAATCCGACAAGCCTGACTCTGCGGAGCACTGTCACGCCTGCAACGTTGCCCGCGAAGAACTTACGTCCGAGGGAATTCTCGTGTGTCCTACCTGCGGATCCGAAGAACACATGCTCGTCGTTTCCGATTTCCCGAGTTTTCGTGATCCGCCAAAAGACCGGAACAATTACGCATACAAGAAGATCAACCACCTCAACGAAATTCTGAATCAGTTTCAGGCAAAGGAGTCCACGATCATACCTAGCGAAGTCATGGACGAAGTGGTTTGCGAAATCAAGAAGCGCCGAATTCAAAATATTGCAGAATTGACCGAGAAGGACATGCGCGAAATCCTAAAGAAACTCAACAGGTCAAAGTTTTACGAGCACGCCACGCATATCCTGTCCCGACTCAACGGCAATCCGCCCCCGACCATCACCCCCGAAATAGAGGAAAAGATCCGAGCGATGTTTCAGGAAATCCAGGCGCCTTTTTTGGTGTATTGTCCCGACGACAGAACCAATTTCCTGTCATACTCCTACATCCTGTATAAGTTCTTTGAACTGCTTGAGCTGGATGAATACAAGGTCTACTTCCCCCTTCTAAAATCCAGAGACCGATTGATCGCCCACGACGAAATATGGAAGAAGATTTGCGACTATTTGAAGTGGGAGTTCATTCAGTCGGTTTAGCGACGGCTCTTGAGGAGTCCCTTGACCACGAGGGTGTAGAGGAGTGCAAACACGACCGCGTGGGTGGCCGCGACCGTGATGGTAGAGCCTCCAGGAGGCAGGGAGACAACAACGCCAGGAGTCAGCACGAAGAACAGGGCGGCGAGCACAAGGAGTTTGGTGTACATTTTTGTTTTACCGCAAGGAAAATTTATGGAAAGGTGTATTTCCCAAAAAAGCGAATCAAAGCAGGAACCTTTCCTACGTCACGACCGTAACTTAAATCACCGCCAGCGTAGCATAAATACGGCATCCCGGGCATGTGTTTCGGCAGCTTATCAGGGCACTTCTTGTAGCACAATCCGTCTACTTTGTCAACGTATTCGTCTCCGCCGGGACCCGGGCATTTTCCGCCACCGTCTAATCGTCCCTTTATAGCTCCCCCTTTAGCACATCCAGTCCAATAAAGCCCCCAATTCACACAGCGATCGTTCCACCCCATCGGTTCTCTACACGTCAATCCGTCGTTGCTCCACCCTTCCGGACAATCTTCCAGTCCAATCGGAGTTCCGATTCCAATATTCTCAGAGTTGGCCCAGCACACTGGTCCTACCCCGTGGTATCCCTCTTTACATTTCTGGTAGCACAGTCCATCCTGTAAGTCCGGGTGATCAGTAGGACACGTGAACGGACTCAGAGCTGCAATCTCCTTTCCTCCAAGTCGGAATTGCTGAAACGTCAAGAAGATCATTTCAAAGTTCCCAATTAACCATCCAAGCCCAACGTCTGGCGTGGATAGTTGGAAGTTTTCATAGATAGGTTTGACGGCGTAATAGAACAGTAGTCCAATCATACCCCATATTGCTACAACGAAGAGGTCCATTATGATTTGCGGTGATATTTTCACAGGACAAACATATAACAATAAAATTATGTGGGGTCAGCATCTAGTTATGGATATCGCGAGATGCAACCCTTCACGAATTCGCTCTTCTAAAAACATTTATCTGTTCACAAATGAGCTTGTCAAACGAATAGACATGGTCGCCTATGGCGAGCCACAAATTGTGATGTTCGGCACAGGAAACAAAAAGGGATATACGTTAGTTCAGCTTATTGAGACATCCAACATTTGCGCCCATTTCGTAGAAGAGACCAACGACATGTATTTGGACGTTTTCAGTTGTAAGCCATTTAATCCGCTAGTAGTAAGGGCAACTGTTGTAGAGTATTTTCGGCCTGACGATATTATTGTTCGAAATATGGACCGCCAGGCTCCTGAACTACGGTGAAAAAGTTCTAGATGTTGAGTTTTGTTTTTTAATTTACCAGTCGTAGTCCTCCTCAAGAATACGCTCTTCCTCCTCCTCCAGACTCTCACCATCATCCGATATGTAGAATGCGGTGTTTAGAAGTTCGGGTCTAGGGTCGTACTCCTCCAACAAGGCGAAGATCTTTTCGCGCTGCTCGAGACTTGACGAGTCAATCACCATTCCTGCAGGAGGAGGGTTTCCGACCGACACATGCGGAGACACTCCGATTGTTTCACAAATCGTAGACCACAACATTTTACTCTGACTTGTGCTTCTTCGTAGGGGGTGGAGTAATAACGATGATAAGTTCTGGGTCTCTCTGTCGTTTCATTTTACCTTTTGTTGCCCTAAAACTCAAAATCCGTTTTCGACGATCACGCGAAGGGTCCGTGGATGTCAGAGGCGATACGGCAATCTCCGTTCTTGCCCTTCACGGTTCCGAGTGGACACGGAGTATCCGCCTTGGTATCTGGATTACTGAAGCGTTCTAGCAAGGGACGGATGTACATGTAAATGAAGTGGTTGGAAACCACAAAGAAGAGGCTGTGAATGATGGACTGTTCAAGCAAAGACGCACCTGGCGGAATACTTAGGTGGACGCGAGGAACCAAAATCATGAAGAGCAGTGCCTTTAGAAGCAGATTCACCCACATCTTTATATCTGACCGAGGTTTTTACGCAAGAGAATAGGTTGGTCCGCCGGTCGGAAGACAGTCACCGCTGTCAGTAGCCTTGTATCCGTTGGGACACTTTGGTCCGTAATTTCCAAACCGCTCACGAGCGTTCCAGTAGAAATACATGACCACGGACGTTACCACCGAAAAGAGCACGGCGTGAACTACCAGAACGGTGGCTTTGGTTCCTCCGGGCGGAATACGAGTCAGAACGCCAGGCACGAAGGCTACGAAAATTACTGCAGCTATAATGCTACTAACGAGTTCCATTTACTCTTTGATATCCGAAGATTTCTTTGAGCACGCTGAACAACTCGGCGTAGCCACCTGGATTTTAGAGTAGTTCACTGCTACGAACATTCCCACTGCGATCAAGGTTAGCACGATCCACGTCCAGTTCATTTATTCCAATAAGAGTTTTCATTCAAAGGCCGAATAACATACAGATGGGTATTCCATTTTACTTTGCTAGCTTAATCAAGTCCCACAGAGGCATTACACGCACCGTGAAACAACGTCAAGATGTCGACGTTCTGGGCGTGGACTTCAATTGTCTCATTCATCGGTATTTGAAGGAGGATAATCCAGTCGGGTCCGTCGTGGATGCGTTCGCACACATCATGGACAAGGTTTGTCGTCCGAAACACGTTCTTATTGCGATGGATGGAATTGTTCCATACGCTAAGATCGTTCAGCAGCGATACCGACGAATGCGTATTAAGACGGAAGACGATAAGGGGTTTGACCGCAACCAAATTTCGCCAGGGACTCCTTACATGAAGGAGCTGGAGGAGGCACTGCGTCAGAGGTTTCCGTTGGCTCAAATCAGCTCTACACTGGAAGAGGGTGAAGGAGAACACAAGCTTTTTCATATGATTCGGAAACTTCCAGAGTCTGAGCGGAAGAACGTATGTATTTATGGTCTTGACGCTGACTTGATTTTGATTTGTCTCCAGCATGCTTCTGTGTCACAACAGATGGGTC